GAACACAGAGAAGAATGGGGACATATTTGAGATACTCCACGACGTCGTATCAGTGGTCGAGTTCAAACTCAAACAGTGTCAGTTCGACTTCGAGGAAAGCTTCCAGGACGAGTTCAGCATGTCCGGCAACACGGAGATGGCCACGCAGAGCTTCAAAATAAACGTGGGGTCCATTAACCAGGCATCCACGTATAGTCTCTTAGACCTCGTATTGACGGACTTTTACACATCAAATAATGAAATCGTCGAGCATTCCATTGTCGACGGCAGATTCAGAGACAAGAAAACCAAGGACGAACGGAAAATTTTGGACAGTGTGCCCTTGGGGTCTAGGGTCCCCGGCATGGGCGACGCTGTCAACCCCAACAATTTATTCGGCGGGGCAGTGTCCGTGCTGACGGACAAGGCGAAAGGATTTGCCAATGAGCTGGGAAACTTAGGCGGCAACCTCATAGGCAACGCGCTCGGCGGACTACAGTCGAAGATAACGGGTCAGGCACTCGGCAATGTTTACGGCCCAACCAATAACACGTTATTAAGTGCGATAAACGGGTTCTTGGGCAGCGGCGACGCCATCGCGCCCGTCATCACTACCGACGTCTATCCGGGAGTACCGGGTCCTGACGTTACGACAGTAACTGCCGAATCCTTGGGAAATGTGTATACACCATAACTGACAATATATGAAAAGAAGAGATATGGTCATCGATGACCTAATGAACATGCACCTGTACGGCGAGATAGTCGACATACAGGACCCCGAGAAGAGGGGGAGGGCACGTGTCAAAGTGTTCGGGAAGTTTGACGAATTGGACGATGTGGACATCCCATGGGCGGAGCAGTCACTCGCACACACCTTCGGTACTGGCGGGGGATCGGGCGCGCTGTCAGTTCCCAGGCTCGGTGCCATAGTGAACGTGTACTTCGACAACGGCAACGTGTATACGCCGTTCTTCTACAACGTGCTGGAACCGTCGCCTGATCTTATCAATGAAATAAGCGGGTCTTACGAGGCGGCACAATCGCTGATATACGACGGGCAAGAGGACCTCAAGGTGTTCTACACGAGGGAGAAGGGCCTGACCTTGTTGCTGAAGGGATCCAGGATCAACATAGCGACCGACAACGCGATAACCATAGAGCACGTGGGGACAACGTCGGTGATAGAGCTCAGAGGCGCGGTGTGCACCGTGACGACGGACTCCGAGGTCAACCTGACCGCGGGCTCCCGGATAAAGGGAACTGCACCCGAGATATGGATGAACGGCAAGNNTCCGATCTCAAAACCGGACACGTGCCATCATACAGTCAGGTGCTGGGAGAGCCACTGTTCGCCTTCCTCAAGGTGCTCGCGTCAGCGGTTGATGCCAAATTATACCCGTCACCAGGCGCGATGACTTCGGCAGCGGCGCAGGCGGAGTCGCTAAGTTTATCGGGAACTTGCAAAGTATCCAAGTAAGCCGGGGATATATAGATAAATCGAACTAATCAGTACAATGAAGAAAATTACTAAGCTAGATGACTTTGAGGACGGGAAACCGGTGAGCGAAGCCGCTATAAGCAGCGTAAAGGGACCCGGAAAGGAGAAAGCTAAATTTCGTTTTGACGTGACAAAAAACTTAAAAATGGTTAGCAAGATCGAGATGACCCTAATCGACACGTCGCAACTGCTCGCCGAGATGGCGGACGAGATCGTTGCGCTCAAGATGAACTTCCCCAACATGGACCCCGAGTCCATGAAGATGATGAACAACATGGCGTACAACCTGAAGAACATGATAAAATCATTGAAGGAAGAGGACAAGCGCGGAGGCAAGACCGGCATGCTTGATAACGTTGGTCGTTTGTATAGGAATATGGAGAGACTTAAAAAAGAATTTGTAAACAAATAAGATATGAAACACATTAAACTATTTGAATCATTTGAGGAATTAGAGGAAGGAAATAATGCCCGTCTTAAAAGTGTCATTGGTATCATAAAGTCATTAAAATCTGCTGATAAGTATGACGGTAAAACGATGTATAACTTAATTAATTGGAGTACAGCGATACAAGATATGCGATCAGGTTTCAGCACTGAAGAAAGTGATTTAGTTTATACGCCAGGGAATTTTCCGTGGACCGATAGGGGTCGAGACAATTTGGAAAAGAAAACTTTAGATAGATTGCAGGAGGTTCTAAATAAAGATTCTGAATTGCGATCAATGTATGACGAATACATTAATAAACTGGATAAAGAAAAAGAGGAAAAAAAACAAGCAGAAATTCAAGCTAAATTAGAGAAAGAACAAAAGGAACGTCAAGAGAAAACGGATTTTCTTTCAAGTTTGGATGGAGCAACCATATTATACGATTATCTTGAAAAGTACGGCTGGTATGTACGAAGGAATCCATGGTCGGTCCCAAAATTAGAAAGAACAGACAAGGACCACCTTATAGACGATAAGGAAATGGAAGCAGGCAAACACTACGTATTAAAGCGCGGAACATTATACCCGGAAGATGGCAACCAGCATAATAAGGGCCTATTGTTTGGATCCATAGTTGAATACTTAGGCAACGGCAAGGTAAGACCAGTTTTAGAGCAAGGCATGTATGGCCCTTCAATTTGGACAAAGGTATATGTTAAGCCATCAGAGTGGAGATTTTCTGGCAATGGATGGGAACTTTCAGATTTCATGAAGAACAACGGGACTGCACTAGAAAACGTAATACAAGAACTGAACAAAAGGATAGCAGACTATAGGGAAGCACATGGCGAGTCAGCACCAGAATTCGACCCTAACTGGGGAATGAACTAAATTATTATGAAACATTTAAAGCTACAAGAAAATTTTGATAAACAACCAAGCGCCGCAGAGCTGGACAAGGCCAGGAAGGCTATTGAAATAATGAAAAAAAGCTGAACAAGACATTGCATCTTTAATACGGGGCTTAGGAACTAACTCAGAAGTTTATTCAGCCTTAAATAATAATGCAATTTTTAGTATACACAAGTCAAGAGAGATAATAAGAAAAAATTTGAAACTATAATAATAAAATCCGCTGGATTTATTTGCCCTTACTTTCCAAAAGTAGGGGTTTTTCGTTTTAATAATCGTATATTTGTATAAAATTACAAATTAGATGAAGATAGGATTGTTCAATAGAAAATGGATTGAGTGTGATGGTGAGTTCGTCGGAGTGTCACTGGGATTGGATTACGCAGCGGAGCACGAGTGTGGTATCAAAGACATCCGATCAGATTTTGGAATAACCAAGTCTACAATAGAAAAACGTATGCTCGGTATAAAGACCATAGAGGTCCCATTGTTCGGGGTAGCTATTAGAACCATACACAAGAACCCAACGTCGTTCTTCGAGAAGGACGGCATGTACATACTCGGCTATACCGGTGGAAATCCGGAGTTCTTGAAGTCACTCTTCAAAACCGAGAAGACCCGTCTGAAAATGTCAAAGGAAGGGTTCGTGGGACTGTGGGATAGCAGGAGCTTTGCATTGGTGTCAAAGGACAAGGACCGGATGGAAGCATTGCGGGATGCGTTCGCCGAAAACAACATGGCAATATTCCTTGGGACTAGCGAGGCTTTGAATAGTGGTGATGGTCTCAACCTTTGCATAGTATCGAAGATGCCGCGCAAAGTGCTTAATGACATGGACGAAAGCGACCGGAAAGCTCACCAACTGAGAATTGATGTTGACAAGCTCGGTATAGAGGACAGATTGTTAAAGGCAAAGAAGAGGTACTACGCACTGTCGCCAACGCGAAGGGGCGACCGTATAAAGTTCTGGCTCAACCCGTGCGAACATCAATTGTATAATTATGGTTGGTACACGGTAGAGGAGCTCGACCAGTGGATAGCGAACGAAGGACCGGTAATGAAAGAAGGAGAAAAAGTTTAAAATATGTGGAAAATATTCAAGAAAAAGAAACCCGCAGAGAAGCTTGCAGAGAAGCTTGCAGAGAAACTTGTAGATCTGCCGAGCAAATCTGAGGTCGACACAATCTTAAATGACATAAAGGGACACAAGTCGTATTATGTGGGCGGTACGTTGTGCGTCGATAATGTTTTACCCGGTGGCGACGTGCTGCTGTTTAACCTGGACGGTACGTGCGGCGCGTTTAGCGGCAGTGTACCCATTGAGGGACTCACTGAAGAGCAAACAACAAAACTTTTCGAGATATACAAGGAATGTAAGGGCGAGACGTCATATTATAAAGAAAACCTATTAAAAAGATGAGAGGTATACACCCAGTAGAGTACTTGGAAAATTACGATGGTAGCTTGGCAACGCGCATGAAGATGTACGAGGCCAGTATTGGCACGACACTCGACAAGAACTACCCAGTGATCATAAGGGTCGACGGGCGAGCATTCAGGACGTACACTAAAGGATTTGAGAAGCCATTTGACGACGTTATCCGTGACGCGATGATACACACCGCCCTGCTGATGGCAAATGAGATCCAGGGAACGAAGCTGGTTTATAGCCAGTCCGACGAGATCACGCTGCTACTGACCGCGTACGAAAATCCACTAAGCACACTATGGTTCGACGGGCGCGTGCAGAAGATAGTGTCTAGCGCAGCATCCGTGGCCACAGAGGCGTTCAACGAGTACATGGATAAGGAATACTGGCCAAAGCATCCTGAGAGGAAGCGCAAGAGGGCCAGGTTCGACGCCAGGACCTTCAACCTGCCATTCGTTGAGGTCAACAACTGTTTCCTGTTCAGGCAGCAGGACGCCACTAGAAACTCCAAGTTGAATCTGGGTCTTAGTCACTTCAGCAGCAAGCAGCTGCACAAGAAGAATACCGCCGAGATCGTATGGCTGCTCAAGGGAAATGGCGTGTACTGGGACGATCTGCCGGACGAGTACAAGAGCGGATTCTGCGTCAAGAAGCATCACACCCTTGGCATGGACGTCGCCGACATGGAATCAGAAGTGCATGTTCATACCGAATGGATGCTCAACACGCATATACCGAACTTTAACGAAGATCCCGATTACGTAAATCAATTTTTCGAAGACATACTAATAAAATAACAATGAAAGAAGAGATAACAGAAACCACCACAGAACTCAAGGCGACGACCATGGCCGGCCTAATATTTAACGCGGCCGGGGAGATAATGGTTAGCACTGCGCCGGACTCGGAATTGCGAATACCAAATGTGTCCGTACCCCGTGATGCAGAGCCAACGGACCAGATGGGCGCCCTAGNCAAAAAGCTCGTGGAGTTCACTGGAGAGAAAGCCGGCCTTGGGGATGTTGTATTCGACGACTACAGTAAGGACGGTACACATATCATAGTATTCCTATCGTTCCTTGAATCTTACGAGGATGTGAAAGAGGGGACCAAATGGATTAAACTGTCTGATATAGTCGATGACGAGGATGACATAATGCACAACATACACATGCACCTCATCAACACGTTGTTCAACGCGCAGCTCATGAAGATTGGTAACTGCTACGAGAACTTCGTGACGGGCGAGGCTTACTACGTCGTGCACGTGATAAACGACAACATGAGGAGTAAGAAGTTCTTCATAATGGAGTCCACCATGGCGGACGAACCACTGGTTCTCCCGCAGGACGCTTTGTGGGGTCTCCCGCTGAAGTGGGTACCGCACCTTAGGTTCATGGAGGTCGTGCAGTGCATACCGGAGACGATGGCTGAACGGGCGAGGATGTTCTTTATCAAGGCACACAACATGACGAACCATAGGTATGATGGGAAACCTTACTCTTTCCACCTCGCCGCTGTCGTGAACAAGTTTCACAAATACAAGCACCTGATACCAGAAGACAGGTGGGACCAGGTGGAAGCGGAACTGTGGGGTCATGATAGCTTGGAAGACGCTAGGCTTACCTACAATGATGTGAAAGAAGCATTTAATAAAGATATTGCCGAAGGTTGCTACTCGATGACGAATGATAAGGGTCGTAACAGAAAGGCGCGGGCGGGCGAGGCGTACTACACGGGCCTAGCGACTGACGAGTACGGCGAGTTTAAGAAGCTGTGCGATAGATTGGCCAACATGGAGAACTCTATCAGCAACGGACATTCAATGGGCAAGCAGTACAAGAAGGAGCAGGAAGATTTTGAATCACATTTACGCACGCACGGCGACCATTACAAGGAGATGTGGGACGAACTTAAAGAACTCATAAAATGACTAAAAAATTCAACGGAGTAACCTACTACGGTAGGCTGATAACACACGAGGAGGCGCTGGCCATCGAGGACCGTGACGGGTACTATCCCATATCTGCCAACGGACTAGATTCGGAAGAAGGCAAAAAGTTTGTCGAAGATCTTTTAACTATTTTTCCGGGACTAAAGATCCTGATGGACTATGATGAAAATACAGAACGGGCAGATACCATAATAATATATGACATTGCGTACACGGTGTCACATTGGGGAAACGCGGCAAAATTGATAAGCATCATTTGCACTGCCCGACCCGACGAGTGCGACGTGTACGAAAACGATACGATACGATTATGGTGGGACTAATATATTAGGAATAATAGGAATAATAAACATGGACAATCCCAAAGAAATATTCGAGTTCATACAAGGCAACGCAAAGAAGTACTTGTGTGTAGACATGTTCGTAAAGATAATAGATACAGGCAAGGACACGGAATCACAATGCCTCCGGATAACCGAGATCGAGGACTACTACATAACATTTGGACAACACTGTGACGAGGACCAGCTGTTTGATGACGTGAAGTCCAACATTGAGTGGGAGGAACTGGAGGGAACATTAGTGAGGCCGGGCTGGTATCAGCTAAACTGCCTATTTAGCATAGGCACTGACTATGACGACTATAGGAGCTGGCACTGGTACGAGGTTGAGCATGCAGAGTTCACGTACGCAATATCTTTAGAACAGAGAGAGAAGGAACAGAAGAATTTTGAAGATATAATTAAAGATACTACTGACAATTTATTCGGATTTTTGTAATATGGAATACACTATAGAAGACATACGTAAAGCGCTTATTCCTGTGATAGGAGATGGCGAGGCCACGCAGAAGATCTTGAAATCTTTCAAGAAAGACACTAACGATAATAGTAAAGCAATACAGAAGAATCATATCGTTGCTGATCAGCACGGCGTGTTGTACCGGGTGATACACATAAACGACCATGGACATTACAAATGTAAAGGGTGGGACGGACACAGCACGATCGATTACAGTCCTGCGGAAATCCGCCTGGCAACACAAAAGGAGAGGGCAAAGTACTACAAGAACCAGGTCGAGTTCCTGCGAACCGGCATAGCGCCATTTCTCAACTTCTTCAGCATGCGTCAGCTAGCGGAGCAGATAAAGGACGAGCCAGCCAAGGAATCTATGAATAAGCAGCTAAAAGATATAGCGCATGACTGCTTTATCAAGCTGCAAGACATCAAGAAATTATGGTAATTAAACAAATAGAGTGGACCGAAAGTGATAGATACCCGATAGTGTCNTGGANCGGCAGACTNAATGGTAAGANATTCTTCGTGATAGACAGGTTCAGGGACGATCACGCGATAATGACGTCACGCGTAGTNCCAATGAAAATGAGAAAAGACTCAGATATTGGTGAACTCAAAGAAGCTGCACAGATATTGACAGAAGCATATATTAATAGTCTGGTCCATAATGGAGACTGATCCATGTAAAATAATAAAAAAAACTCTCTAAAATTTTTTTTATTCATATTAATTACTTATCTTTATAGTATAATTTAAGATATGGAAGAACTTATAAAACGTATAGACGTACTAGATGATATTTGTGATGAGAAAATCGCCGCATTCGATAAGGATTGGTTTGAATCCGGTAAGAACAACTGCGGACCAGATGATCTCATGAAGAACTATCAAAAGTACTGTGACAAGCGAATTGAGGCTTGTGGTGAATCATTAGTTGAGTTAAATAAACTCAGACTACAGTTACGTATGACAAAAGAACCTGTGCTGTCAGAGTTACCAGATTATGGTACTGTGATGTCCTTAGACAATTTCATTAGTAACTGTGAGTGTGGTGGTTTCATCAATTCTGATGGATTTGGTAGATACGTTAAGGATGATAAAGAAACCGACATTGAAATATATCCATCCGATATAAAGAATAAGAATTTAAGAAAGGAGTTTGACTCCATTGTATGGTACAACAAGTGACGTACCTCGTGCGTAATAGGAATACCAAGGCATTTAAAAATATTTTCACTTATTTTCCATAAAAATGTAAATCATATTAAAATAATTTCTATATTTGTAGAATAATTTTGAAACAATTAGATATATAACACATATTATTGACGCAATGAAAACTTTAACGACATACAGAAATATCATATTAGCTGCGGCCGAACAGGCGGTAGATTGTGATTGTCATCTGGGCTCGTTTCAGTGTGTGACCTAATAGTTAGCACATATAAAATTTACGAGCCCAGAGATAATTTCTCTGGGCTTTTTCTTTTATAGTTTGAAATCTTGGATTAAAAATGGGGTAGCATGTACCAAGGCTGGCGATTTTCCCTTGCAAGGAAGATGTGGTGGATTCGATTTCCACCTACTCCACATAAAAAACAAAGAAAATAAGGTAGTGGTACTACCCAACTAAAGAACCCACCCGTCGAGCGCTGGTGACTAGCAGTAGCGGGTTTTATTGATGTTCAGTATCAATTACTGTACAAACAGGGTTTGTTCGAAATTGTATGCACATACAACGGAGATCGTTGCACCGTCGAAGGATAGTCTGGTCATCTATCGGTGAGGGGTTCGATTCCCCATAATGGTCAGGTGTCCGAGCGGCGCTAGGTGGTTGGTTGCAAACTAATTTACGGGGGTTCGAGTCCCTCCCTGACCTCCCGGAAGTTTTGTACCGGAGTTTAGATATATAAAATAAATCTAAACTTCCGTCAAAATGCCAAGAAAACAAAAGAAGTACCACGTTATTTATAAAACAACGTGTAAAGTGAATAATAAGTTTTATGTAGGTATGCACTCTACAGATAATTTAGATGATGGATATTTAGGATCTGGAAAGTATCTTTGGAATTCCATTAGAAAACACGGAAAGGATAACTTTAATGTTGAATTTCTAGAGTTCTTTGACAATAGAAAAGACTTGATCAATCGTGAGATTGAGATGGTAAATGAGGATTTAATACAAGATCCTATGTGTATGAATTTAATGACCGGTGGAAAAGGTGGATTTATTAGCACTGAACAACAACGTAACAGATCCATTGCTGGAGGTAAAGCGTTCGCAAATAAATTAAAAACGGATGACAAGTTTCGAGCAGAACATCGTAAACGTGCTATACAGAAATTGGACCAAGCACGTTTAGATGGCAAAATAAAGTATGATAATTTTAAAGGTAAAACACATAGTAAAGAAACAAAAAATAAGATGCGTGAAAGTCATGTAGGATTACATGACGGTGAAAAGAATTCCCAATTTGGAACTGGTTGGATCTATAAACCGGGAATTAAAAAATATACAAATAAGAAGATCAAAAAAGTTGATCTTGATCTTTGGCTATCTAAAGGATGGTTGAAAGGTAGAAAAATAAGTCCTATGAGCGACGGCTCGTAGGCCAGGACGAAAGCTAAGTTCTGGTCGCCACTTGGTGTAGTGGGCACTCCGGCCCTTAGTACGCTCGTAAGAGCAGAACTGGGCGGGTGGTGAAAAGGTTCGAATCCTTTTCGTGGCGCAAGGTGATAGTTCTGAGTCCATAGTAGACGGAGAACCTTGGAGGCCTATAGTATTGTGCATGCAGCAATACGGGCCGTTGAAGAGAGCCCGGGTGTGAATCCCGGTCACCGAATTTGGTGCTGTAGTTCAGTTGGTTAGAATACCTGCCTGTCACGCAGGGGATCGCCGGTTCGAGTCCGGTCAGCACCGCATTATACAAGTCGAAAGTTTTTAATTTTGTTGACATAAATTTTTATTTTTTGTAATAAATTCCGTATATATCTAAGAACGACGACGGTCTGTTCTTGTCGAGTGTTGCAACGCTCGGTTGTATGGTGTAGTGGGCACGCTTGCCCTTAGTAGCCGGGTACCAAGAGAAATCCCGAGAAGCAAAAAAGGGCGGGAAGCATGTGGTTCGATTCCACATAACAACGCAATAATTAAATATGGGCTGCGTCTTGCGTCTTGCGCCTTGGTGATCTGTCTATAGCATGAGAGCCATGGCAATAATATTCTGTGGTAACCGCTTATGATTCTATGATGCTGGATCGATACAGTTGATAAGATAGGCGCGATATGGGGTTCGAATCTCCTGTGTCCCACTAAAATGGCCCTGTCGTCTAATTGCTGGTTAGGACGTCAGGTTTTCATCCTGGAAAACCGGGTTCGATCCCCGGTGGGGCTACAATGAAACATTTGTCTGCCGTGCAATATAAATTGTATCGGCAAACATACGTGAGGAAGTACACGCAAAGCGAAAATATTAAACTTGGGAATATAAGCTTAAAGCACGGTTCGCAGAACACGTGCCGGTCGCGGGGATAGAAATCCGGGACGAGGAGTAAAGCAGTTTCTTGTTGTCGGTTCGAGTCCGGCTGTTCCCGCCAAAAACAGTGACAAAACACAAGAGGGCTCATTCACAGACGATTAAGAGCGCAGCTGAGTCGGTCCTTTGTTTTGTCACT